CGTCAAGGGTATCTCTAGACACATTGATAACTGTTTTACCCTTAGTCCAGGTCTTAGCAAACTCTTCAACATATTTGTCTTCAAAGTGTGTATAGGTAAAAGCACTACCATTCTTTGGACAACCATAGTTGACTAGTGTGTTTGCATAGTCCCAATCAAACTCCGTTGTAGACTCATTAGGGTATGGATTGAGTTTACAACTTGAGGGACAAGTCCCAAAGACATTAGAACTTCCACTACGATACGTAGCAGAAGTCCAAATCTTTTTCTTTAAGTCTGATATCTTTTTGTTTTGTGATTTAGTTGTTGTTGTTAACGCCATCAGTATCTCCTTAATCTAGTCTTGAGTTAGCAAACATTTCGACATGTGGTAAGTATTTATGTAATACTTTGACATAGGCTCTAGCACCAGCTTCCTTAATGTCAACACTCTGTACTGGAAGACCACTTGGATCCCATAGTTCGTAAGCCTTACTAAAGTCTTTCTTAAAACCTAAAGCCTTAAAACTTTTACCTAGTTTAGTGTTTCCGTTGACATAAACTGAAACCCAAGCAAAGCCACAAGGTAGACTGTCTCCATACTCATTGTACTTTTCTAGTGAAACTTTTTTAGCTTCTGCCATAGCTTCATCGTGTATTTCTTTAGTTAATATAGACATATTATCTCCTTTGTTGATACACTATCCTAGAACTGAATTGGGAAGAAAATCTAGATGCCCTAGAATAGTGTATAAGTTATTATCATATCTAAGAAACATATGCAGAATTTTGCGAAATTTCCCAGATTTTTCAACGATACTCGAAAATTCGACCGATTGCAACTTTTTTCTCGCCAAGTAAATCACATAAGTCCCTGGTCTTTATGGTTTTTTGTTAGCAAATTAGCTATGTATTTGTTGCATAAATACAACTTGACATATGTATTAGGGGTGTTCTCGGTGGGTATGTGTCCTAACTTAGAATCATTCTAAATTGTTACTACTCTTCTGCGTATGATAGCTATGTACCTAAATCATAAAAGGGGAAAAAGAGAATAATAAGTATTAAATTAATAAGTTGCACGATTCAGAATCAAAAGAACAAAAATAGAACACCCTAGGAATGCACGGATTCCGTGGGTTTCAAGTGGTCGATAATTCAAAACTTGACATTTTTCGAGATTTGAATTAGTCTACAATTGAAGGACTGACTATTTTGAATGTCAAAAAATTGACAGTCTTTCATAAATATAAATCTTTAACAAAGGAGATAAAAAATGAAAAAAGATTTAAATTTAGATTTGGAACGAATCAAAAAAGACGGAGTCAAAATTTATGATTTTGATGAAGTAAAAGAGATCGTTCCTAAAATGAAAAAAGACGGAACGCCTATGCTAGATTATAACGGTGATCCTAAGTGGACAATCCAAACTAAAAAAGGCGTTACACTATTAAACGGTGATTTGGTTTATTTTCCAGTGGGTTACGGAAAAGGTAAAATTAAATCCAAATCTCAAAAAGATATGTTTGCAATAACTATCAATGACATATGGGCTAAAGAATATAAGGTTCAATCTAAAGCCTTTATGATAACTTGGAATTTGTTTGAGGCATTGACTCAAGCCAAAAATTTTAAGGAGGTTGATGAACGTATTTCTAAAACTGTAGTAATGGAAAGTAAATCTAGAAGTGCTTCAGATCAAGAATGGAACGAGTACCTAGAATTTAAAAAACAGAAAGCGAACGGCACTAGTGGAAAGTAAAACTAAAAACGCAATTCGCAAATATGTTTTTTTGTTTAGTAATAAAAATAAATTTGTTGGATCTGAGATCACCACTGAAGAGATCGTTAAGGCCCAACGTGATATGAAAGTGAGGTTAAACAAATAAACACTTAACTACAAGGCCATTGACAAAGTAAAAAGAGTTGTTCCTAGAGATAGGGGGGACTCTTTTTGCGTTGGGGGTCAAGAAAAATTAGCCGTTGCAGCTCTTCTATCTATTGTATCTACCATAGACAAAATGAGCAGATTTTCAAATATGGCCCCCTTGTTTTAAATCCAGGGTACCCATACTACTTTGTAAAAACTCCGATCATAAACTTCCCTTGCTCTAGGCCGGGTCTAACCATGTAGTGACTACCGTTGGTCTGGCAGTGGAACTCCACGTTTGTGAATCCAGCTTTCTTACCCATAGCCTCAAACTCAACTGGGGTGTAATGCTTATAGTGAAACTCATTCACTGGTGGTTGTTTATGGGGACGTACACATTCATTCGGCGATGATGCGATGAATATGTTTGACTTCTCTGCGGCCAAGTCGAATACATCTTGCGCTAGTTCTGGTGGTATGTGTTCTATAAACTCAAACGATACGACAGCATCATAGGCGGGTCTTAACATCTTTGGTTCTAGTTTGGTAATGTCGGTGACAATGTAGTTCACCTTACCGACGTCACGACTGAATGCTTCTTCGAATACTTCGTAAGCCTCTATAGATTTATCGATACAATCAATAGATGCGCAAAGTAAGTTATGCATAATCACAGAACCGTAACCGATACCACAACCGACATCCAGAATATTCTCTGGTTTAAGTTCTTTTAGTTTCTTTACGGCAAAGTTATATCTTTCTAAATGATCTGCCCTAATATTGGTAGGGTCCATAATTCGTTCAACCATTATTCATCTACTTTCATAATACATCCTTGCTTCCAAGAACGAGCAAGTGGGGTTACTTTTCTATTATATTTATGACACCATTCGACAAGTGCCTTCCATTCTCCTTGTTCCCAATTAGGATATGGAGATATAGGTGATGGTAGTAGGTCGTCGAACCGTAATAATGTCCCACTAACAATCTGGTCATTCAATAATTCTAATACAGTCTGAGTAGATTTATACAAATCGCAATCAATATTAATAAACGATAAATGTTTCTTGTGATCTTTCTTCCAGATAGGTATCGTATCATCAAACAAACCTTCATGCAGTACAACATTCGGTACAACTTTTGGTAAACCATCTATGGCAAAGTGTCCTTCTTCTACAACTTTATGTCCCATGAACCATTTCTCAGGTAACCCTTTGAAACTATCGAACCCATGGAATGTAACTTTCTTATTAAGGTTCGCTAAATAGTTTATTGACTTACCTTCATATACTCCAAACTCTGTGTAGTGTCCGTTAGGGTGCTGTATGTTTTGCATGCAGAAGTTATATTCCATCATTCGATGGTCTAAAAGTATCATGGGTTGATATATAAACTCTTCTGGTCTCATTGTTCTCTAAACTTATTTACAAAATGTTGGGTTACTTTTGAAATCTTATCGTAGTAATCGTTTTGTTCGGCCCATTCAATAAACTTACTGTACTCTTCCTTAGACATTGGTTTGTCTTTATCTATAAAGTTAGAGTTGATATGTTCATTACTAAACCATACGGTTAGTATCTGTGGTTTATTCATTTAAAATCTCCTAATTAAATAAAACTTGATAATAAACAAATACTTGCATCCTGTCAATTACTTGTTTATATTGATTATACCAGCAGATCCACCTAGAAACGTCCTAGTATTCTAGGTTTAAAGCTACATTTGTCTCCTACAGCTTTGGAATCCTGGTATTTGAAGAGAAGGGAGAGATGGTTGTGGGTTATTGTCCTCCCTTCAAAGCTTTAGAACTATGACAAAGAAAAAAGTACACATACTTTACGGAAACATGACGGAAGAAGAGCTGATTAACTTGCATAAAGTTAAGAAAGAAGCGAGAATATATGGAGGCGGTACAGAATTAAAAGAAATACAAGCCGAATTAGAAAGACGTAGACTAAGAAGGCTAGAAAAAAAGAACCCAGAGGAGTATAAAAAGAGAATGTTAGAAAAACCAGAAGACAATAACGTAAAAGTTCCTACATTTCGCGGACTCACAGCTATGCAAGAGAAATTCTGCATGGAATTTGCAGGCCACGGCGACGAAGTCAAAGCATATTTAGCTGCAGGTTACCAACCAGACAAGAATGATGCACGAACTAGAGCCAAAGCTAGAGTAATTATGAAGAATGACAAGGTTATGGAGCGAATCAAAGAATATCAAGACGAAGCCGTAACTAAAATTACATGGACAAAAGAAAAAGTTCTAGAAAGACTAGCTAAAGTTTACAGTGAAGCCATGCAAGACAGTGATTTTACAAATGCGAACAAGTCAATGGAACATATTGCCAAACATCTGGGTATGTTTGTAGACAAAGTAGAACAGACTGTAAAAACAACTGGCTTTGAAAGTGGTAATAAGAAGAAAGACGTAGAAAGACTTGTAAAGATTGCAGGTCTAAAAGTCGTATCGTCAAACGATGAACCTAAAAAGTAATGAATCTATAAGCGACGAGGATATTGCCAAGCTTAGACACCTTGCATTTCAAAATGTTCGTGATAACTTCTCTGGTTTCATAGAAGCCTTTGCACCTAAACTTGTAGCTGACTTTAAAATGGGTAGACACATAGATGTCATTAGTAAAAAGCTACAACAAGTTGAACAAGGTGATATTAAAAGGTTAATGGTATTTCTACCACCACGTAGTTCTAAATCATTAATATGTTCTAAACTATTTCCTGCGTGGTATCTTGGGCGCCACCCTAATCACGAGATACTATCGGTATCACACAGTGACCAACTCGCATCTGACTTTGGTAGAAGTGTTAGAGATGTAGTTAACGACCAAGATTATCAATCAATCTTTGAAGATGTAAAACTTAGATCCGATGTTAGGGCTGCGGGTAAGTGGCAAACAAACAAGAACGGTGTATATGTAGCAGCTGGTGTACGAACACAGATAGCTGGTCGTGGTGCGCATGTAGCTTTACTTGATGACGTAATGTCAGAGGAAGATGCCTTCAGTGAAGCAGGCAGAAGATATATTAAAGAGTGGTACCCAGCAGGTTTACGGACAAGACTTATGCCGAATGGTTCTATAGTTATTATTAACACTCGATACCATGAAGATGATATCTGTGGATGGTTATTATCAAATCAAAGTGACGATGATAATAAATCTTTAAACTGGGAAGTTATTCGTATACCCGCATGGGTTGACGACAACAGTAGTAAAATATTAAATCTACCAGTTGGTGAATCATATTTTCCAGAATGGAAACCAAGAGAGATATTAGAAAACGATGAGGCAGAAATTCGCAGACACAACGGTTCACGATATTGGGAATCGTTATATATGCAGAATCCTGTACCAGCCGAAGGTGGTATACTTAAAAAATCGTGGTTTCAAATATGGGAAGACAAAGATCCACCTCAGTGTGACTTTGTAATACAAACAATGGATACAGCATTCTCTACACGGACGACTGCCGATTATAGTGTTATGCAGACATGGGGTATATTTGTTACTGTAGAGAAAGATAGCGAAGGTGTTGAGCATGATGTCGGTAATTTAATATTACTTGGAAGTGTTCGAGGTCGTTTTGAATATCCAGAGTTACGAAGTAATGCACAAGATGCATTTGATGAACACAAGCCAGACATTATAATAATAGAAAAGAAAGCCAGTGGGCAATCGCTAATACAAGATTTACGGAGAGCAGGTTTACCAATACTTGAATATACTCCAGATCGTGATAAAGTAGCAAGAGCTTATGCCGCATCACCTTTGATTGAAGCGGGTCGTGTTTGGTTACCGAATAAATTGTGGGCGCAAGTATTATTTGACGAAGCAATTAGTTTTCCAAATGCAGCGCATGACGACCAAGTAGATGCAATGGTTATGGCGATACATTATATGAAAGATTCTTGGCACTTGCAACATCCCCATGATCCGTATTATAGTGATAATGACAATACTTATAAAAAAAATAAGGCAACCTATTGGAAGGTCTAATTAATTATGGCAATAGAAAAAAACCCAGACGATATATCAACCCCTATAGAAGTAGCAAAAGAAAAGATTCAAAACCAATCTCAAGCTTTAGGTATAGATGTAAATATAAAAGAAGAACAGGAAGAAGACCTCGCCGTCAATGTAGATCCTAATACTGGTGAGGTAGAAATAGATTTAAATGAAGACAGTGGTAAGGTACTAGCTTCAATCAGTGAAGACTTCTACACGAATCTAGCTGACTTAATGGAAGAAGAAGATTTAGAAGACATAGCTCAAACAGTTATGGATAACTTCACATCTGATAAAGATTCACGAGAAGAATGGGAGCAGACATTTGAAAGAGGATTTGATTTACTTGGTTTAAAATTAGAAGAAACTACAGAACCATTTGATGGTGCATGTACAGCAACTCATCCATTAATTATAGAGAATGCCGTCAAGTTTCAATCCAAAGCATCACAAGAATTATTTCCAAGTAAAGGTCCAATTAAAACTCAAATGGTTGGATCACCAACACCAGAGAAAGAGAAACAAGCACAACGTGTAAAAGATTTCATGAACTATCAAATTACCGAGGAGATGCCAGAGTATTTTGATGAGTTTGAAAAAATGTTATTTCACTTACCATTAATTGGTACAGCAGTTAAAAAAGTTTATTACGATGAAACACTAGGACGACCTATATCAGAGTTCATACCTATCGATCAGTTTCACGTATCTAATTTAGTATCCGACCTTCGTCGTGCCGATCGTTATTCACATATTATCTATCGTTCTGAAAATGATTTGAGAAAAGATATGGATGCAGGTATGTATAGTGAAATAGACTTGGGAGATCCAGAGCAAACTGATAGAGGTAACATTACATCTAAAGCAGAGCAGATTATGGGACTATCGGCATATGATGAAAATCCGTATGACCCGAGCTATGTATTAATTGAACAACATTTATATTTAGATTTACCAGAACCATTCAACAGTCCAACTGGTGTAGCCTATCCCTACATCGTTACAATAGATAAAAGTTCTAAGAAGGTTCTTAGTATTCGTCGTAACTGGAATGACGGTGATCCACGATTTGTAAAGAGAGAACACTTTGTTAGTTACAAGTTTGTACCAGGTTTCGGATTCTATGGACTAGGTTTAATTCATTTCCTTGGTAATCTTACTATGTCGGCAACGGCAG